ACCTCGGCAAATAGGGCGTCGTACAGCTGGCTGCTCGTCGGCGCGGTAACCACGATCTTCACCGGGAAACGCAGGAACAGGTACCACAGCATCGCCCACGCGGCGGCCGTCGACTTGCCCACGCCGTGGCCACTACGGACGCTGATGCGCCTGTTGCCCTTGGCAATGTGATTCAGAAATTCAATCTGCCACTCGTCCGGCGTGGTGTTGAGCACCTCGCGCACGAATAGGACCGGATTGTTCTTGTATCGCTTGACGAAGTCGACAAACGGGTTATTCGCCAGCTCAACTTCTAAATTTTTTTTCGCGGGCACGTTTTTCCGTGATGGTGGGGGGAGGGGGTGCGGCGATGTGATTATGTACGCAAGTCTCGGATTTTTGTTTTTGCGAACTCGGTAGGTGTTCGGCTCCACAACAACCGCCCCGCCGCCGCGCCGACCGGGGGGGTCTCGCGCCGCCCGCGGCCAGGAGCCCGAGCCGCCGCTGTGGACAACTTGTGCTGCACCGCACACACGCGGTCTCGAGGCCGCACTGCGCTAAGTCGTTGATTTCATTGCTCTCTTACGCGTGGCTTACGTTTGCGAAGAAATACAAGAGTCATTATGTCAAATTGTGATGCGTGCAAAACCCGCGTTTTGCTGCTTTCTTGGGCAATTGGCCGCGTATCCACAGGCTTATGTGGACAACTTGGGCGTGACGTCTGTGGATAAGTCCTCGACCACCTCGACGTGCCGCAGCGCGTTCATGCGCAGATCCTGGACGTTAATGTTGATCTGCTGCGCTTTTTGTAGGCCGTAAGTCTTCTGATCCCACCGCTCGGCGATCCACTGGCGCGTTTTGATGCGCAGCGCCGCCTTCGAAGGATGGTCTTCGTCCAGCTGGTCGGCTATCTGGACGGTCTCAACGGCCATCAAATCCGCTGCATGCGCACGCGCGCGCGTTATTTTAGGGGACAGATCATTTTCGTCGATGAAGACGTCCAGGGCGCGCTTTCCGATTCCGAGTGCGATGCAGATATCCGCGATGGACTTCCCGTCCTCGAACATCGCGACAATCGTGTCCTCGCCGATCTTGTTCAGCAACTCGAGGTCGGACTTCTTCTTCGGCGTGCCAGCCATTAAAACGCTCTCCAGTAAGTTTTTGCCATTCGATGCACCCCACACACCACCAGCCACATAAAGCGCCCTATACGCCCGTTAAACGCGCCTAACGCATCTTCTGCAGCGGCTTCATGTCGGTCGGGAACATTTTAGGCGTCGTGCTCGGCTTTTTCAGGTCCAGGTCGTTCTCGAAGTCGTCGAACCCCGACCCATTGGCCTCAACCTTGACGACGGTCGCCGGCATCCCGAGCGTCGCCTTCAGCCTGGCGATGTCGTTACCCAGACCGCTTTCCAGCATCGTCACCAGCTCCTGCATTGACCAGACGTGACGGTTCTCGACGTCCGGCCTGGTCTTCTGATACGCCGCCGCGTCGGCCTCGGTTTGCACCACGGCCATCACGGCCCCGTCGTCCATCTCCCATTCAATCGCCTTGACTCCACCCGCGGGCGCAATGCCTTCGTCAACCGCCCACTTGTCCATCGCCCGGTATGCGCGAATCATTCCATCGCACGCCGCGGCCAGCCGGTTGAAATCCTCTGTCCCTGCCGCCTCCCAGACCCGCTCGGCCTGCTTCCACACTTTGATACGAAACTCTACGTCAACCAAAGCAATAACTCTATTGACGCCCCACTTGTCTTCGTGTTCGCGCTTGACGCGGTCCAGCTCCACCATCCGCGCTTTAAAGAACCTCGAGAACTCAGACTCGGGAAACTGCACCTCGACTGGCGTCGGAATTTGCCCTGGTTTTCTGCTTTGTTTTTTCTTCATTAAGTTAGTCTCCACTGACGTAGCGTGACGAATCGTGAGATCGGGCGGTCGAATCGTAGCAAGATATACCCTTGCTACGATTCGTCACGCGTTTGACCGCTCTTCTGGGGGTGGACGAATCGTCACGATTCGTCACACGATTCGACCATTCGTCCAGGTCTAAAGTATTCATCTGTCTTTTCCTCAAACTGCTCAATCCAAGCCCAATCTCCTTCGATTTTCACGTCCGACGGCCGTCCAGAATCGCTCCTTACGCGCCGCCAGGCTGCTCTAAAAGCATCGCTGCCAGCCTCGTCGCTGCCCATCTTTTTCGCGAATTCGTCCCTCCACTGGTCCACCTTCGCGCACTTACGGACGCCGACTGACACCTTCCAATGTGTACCTTTAGCGTTAATTACGTCCCTTAACGCCTGCACCGCTATCTGCTGTTTCTTTCCCTTGCCTGAGCGATTAAGGCCTAATTTCTTTGCCTCATCGGAGCGCGCCAGCGCATCACCATCGCTCGGATTCACGGCCAGCGACTTGCGCGGCTCATCAAGTCCGAGTCCCTTCTCGCCTGGCTCGTCGATGTCAATCTCCACCATCTCAAACCCATAACGGACACCATCCTCGCCGTCCTTTTGCTTACTGATGGTGACAACACCCCGCGGCTGATCGTCAAATCTCAGCAGCTCCAGCTCCGTATCCACGGCCCCGAGCAGCGACGAATGGCCGCGTAGCCCCTTGGCCTGGTCCTTACCGCTGTGATGGATCACGAGCAAAGCGGCCGCGAAGACCTGCTGCAAGTGGCCGCAGCTGGTGATGAACGCGCCCATGTCTTCGGAGCTGTTCTCGTTGCCACCGCCGAAGGCCCGGGCCAGCGTGTCGATGACGATCAGGTCGATCACAAAGCCGCGGTCCTCCTGCAGCTGCGCGATCGCCAGCATCAAGGTATTGATGTCGTCGGCGCTCGAGCGCAGGTTTACCTGGTGGCGCAGGACGTAGATCGGCGCCCCGTTGTCGATGCCGTGATGGATGCGGCAGGCTTTAATCCGTGCGCCAATGCCCCCATGACCTTCTCCCGCGATGTAGATGATTGCCCCGTTATCACTTGGGCTCGAGTCCTGTCCCATCCAAGGCTGCGAGCGCGCGATGGCCGCTGCCAGGTCCAGAGCAATGAACGACTTGAAACTACCTGGCGGGCCATAGAGCGCGGCAAAGCCTTTTTTCGGCAGCACCTTATGGATGAGCCATTCCACCGGCTCGTCCTTGATGTCGTCCCAGGATTCGAGCTTGAGGGTGCGTTTTGGCTGCTCTTTGGGTGTATCTACAGAAACCGCGATGGCGGTCTCCGCTGCAGCTAGCGGCGCCGCCTCGGTTGCCGGCTTCTCCTTGAGCCGCTCTGGCGCATGGACCTCTTGCTCGCTGGTAATCGGTGCCTGCGCCTTCACCAGATCCGCGAGGTCCGTGCGCGTCTTGCCTTGGCTGTAGATCCACTCAAAGGCGTCATCGCCCAGCGCCTCGCCGCCCAGGTCGATCACCCGCACGCTCTTGGCGACCGGCAAGATCTTCGCGGCTGCCTTCTTGGCGTACTTCCAGCCTGGCGCGTCGTTATCGGGCAGGATCACGACGTTTGCGCCGGCAAAGTATTCGGTGATGGCGTCGGGCCAGGTTCCGCTGCCCGCGTGGCTGGTTGTGGCCACTGAGCCCAGCGAGATCACAGCATCCGCTGCCTTCTCGCCTTCGGTGAGGTAGACGTAGCGGCCTTTGCTGATCGCATCGCGCAGCTCGGGCAGCTTGTACGGCACGATCCGGGCATCGCCCAGCGTTGCGTGCCGACGGCCTGCCTCGTCGACCTTGATCAGCTTGTAGTCCTTACCCTTGGCGTCGGTGGTCTTGTAACGCTGTTTGATATACAGCGTCACGCCTTCCTCGTCGGTGTAGTGCCACTCCTGCTCAAGCTGCCGCGTGACGGCGACGGGCTTGATCAGCGCGAGCGGCTCGGGTCTGGCCTCGAGTTCTGGCAGCAATCCGCGCTCACGGATCACGGAGAACACCGTCCCCTGATCGCAGCCACCGTGACAGTGGAAAAGGGTTTTGCCGTCTGATGTCTCACTAATGGATAGGCTGGGGTTCTTGTCTCCGTTACCTCTGCCGTGTCCTGGGACTGGGCAGCTCGCCACCCAATTGCCGTTTACCTTCTTGGCGTTGCCTAAAGCCTTGGCTATTTCTTCGGCTTGCATTTGTGCCTTGCAGTTTTTCGGGGTCAAAAAAACCGGGACCGTCTGGCCCCGGCGTTTCTTCTACTTATAGTTAAAACATCTCATCTTCCGCTGGCGCCGCGGCTTTCGCCACAGCGCGAGCTGCCGCAGGTGCCGGTGCGGGCGCTGCCACATATTCCTCCTCGTCGACAACCGCAGCCGGTGCGCCCATGCCTTCAGGGCGCGCGATCCAGTTGACGATCTCAAACTGAGGGATACGCGTGGTGCCGCGTCCGATCTTTTCAAGGCGGCTGCCTTTGTACTCGACGACGGGCAGCTTGCCCTCGTTGCCTGCGCGCTGAGCGGCGCACTGGGTGTAGAGCGACTCGAGTCCCATGTTGGGACCGACGCCGTTCGAACTCCACGACGCGGTGCCGATCTCCTTGTTGTAGAACGTCACCTCGAAACCGCGTTTGTGGTCAGGAGTAGGCTGCGCACCTTTGCGGCCAATGGCTGCATCAGGTTGCCAGTCACGCACGCCGGTGCCAAGCAAGAGCCAGCCGGTCGTTACGTTGTCAAAGTCAAAGACGACTTTCTTCAGTTGCACTTCTTCGTTGTTGGAGTTGGTCCACGCATTCGCTTGGGGGGAAAAGCGCAGATAGTTGGCGTTGCCGCCACCAGAGGACAGATTTAGCATTTCGCGTTTTGCTTTCAAGAGTTGATGATTCCCCTTGCGGGGCGTTGATTATTGACGCAGGCTTGCGTCCCTCGCAATGGTGACGCCCGAGGATTCCTTTACGGTTAAATCCTCAAGCATTACCTTTTGCTCTTTTGCTAACAGCTTTTCCACAGCTGCCGGCGTAATGAATTCAGTTATGAACAGTTTCTCCACAGGAATACCTGCCTCAATCAGTGCTTCCTTGGCTTTTGCCTCGCTCTTCCACTTGCGCGTGGCGCGCTTGGGCGCGAGTTGCCACCCGGCAAGCGTGCCCCCGTCTTCCATGCGCTTGAGCGCGTGTTTTTTGAGGCTGTCGATGAACGCTTCGACAATCGGTGCGCGGTCCAGCAGGTCGCTGATCTGATCGTCGGAGAGCCGAATCATCACGGCCTGGATCTCGTCCTTTGTCATCGCGGTGATGTTGGGCTGCTGCTCCACCAGCTGGAAAGCCTCATGCTGCGCTGGGCAGGTCAGCTTTGCCGGGCAGTATTGGCAGGCTTTCTCTGACGGCCTCGGCTTGGAGTTCTCATCCGTGACGGCAATGATGGCCGGCTGCAGGACGTTATCCTCCCACTTACGCAGCTCGTCGATCGTCATGCGGTGGCTGCGCACGCCGCCAGTGCGTGGCTGCACGATGCGCAGCTCCACCTCTTCGATCCCTTCCAGCTGCAATGACGCAATGGCGGCGAGCGCGTAGATCTTGAGCTGATCACTGTTCTCATCGACGTAGTTAGCGCCGGTCTTGAGGTCCGCAATGATGAGCGTGTAACTGTTAAAGGCCACCAC